ATGATACTTCTGCACCATTAGCTACATTAGCCCATGCTTTAGTAAAATCAATCAATACATCCTCTCCAACATAAGCTTTACGAGTTTTATCTACATTCTTCCACCAGTCATAACTTGGAACATCTGCAGACCATGTAGTTTGACCTACATTATTAATCCACATTGACTTATCTCCATTGTTATTAACACGGTGATTAGGTTGCATTAAAATTTCAAACTTAACTTTAAAGTTAGGATTAACACATTCAAGCCAGAAACAAATCTTATTGTATTCTTTATCATTAATAGATACTTGATAACTTGGATCTGTTTTAGCATTTATTCCTAAATCTTTTAGTTCATCTAAAGTTGGGTTAACTGCAATTACTTTTACTGGGGCAATACCTGTATATAAGGTTACGCCACCTACTACTTCTACTTCTGAATTGTTCGACTGTACAGCCATTTTATTTAATTTTTAAAAGGTTTACATAAAATATTTAACATGTTTAGGATCAGCATCTAATGCAGCATCTAAAGACATAGCTAAATTTGGATCTACAGTATCTTCAATTGTAGTAACTTGAGACTCATCTTCATCTTCTACAGGTGCATAATCAACTGTTTTTACAGATGTAGTATCATCTTCTAATACAAATCTAACTGCTGGCTTACGCTTAACACGACGACCTTGTAATTTAGGGTGCTTAAATACTTCATTAACTTCTTGTTTAGTCAATCCATATTTAGTAGCAATCTTTTCACGGTCTAATCCGTTATCCAAATCTGCTAAAATTCCAGAAACTGTTAATTTGATAGTTTCTCCTTGTGCTACTGGTGTTACAGTAGCTTCTACTCTCGCTTCAATACTCATTGTATTTGATTTTATAAAATTTATTTTGTTTTTAATTAGTCGATGAAAATATTATTCCAATCCAGTTCCATCTTCTGGCCTTTCAAATGATCGCATCTTGATCCTGCATTAATGTCTTCGCTAGAATCGAATGAAATCATTGTTTTATCTCCTTCACGATAGATAAGTCCAATAGCATCAGCATTTGCACATGCAATATTTCTGATTTTACCAGTCAAATCTAAATCTTTACTTGCTACTTCTTTACCTTTTTTGTCAAGCATTTTATCTTTTAAATGACCAATATAAATGATATGGTCTGCTAGCATTTCTAGTCTATCCATCCATTTTTTAACAGCCATTCTTAGATACAAATAACCTGCACCTTGAGGTAATGAAAGTACTGACAACCCTTTATTATCAGAGTCGAAGTTTTTACCCATAGGAGTTTGTCTGTAAAGCTCTTTAGCTTCTGCTTCACACCACACTTCTAATTGAGTAAGAGTATCAATAGCAATATACTTATATGGTTTTTTATTTGCCATAATAGCTTTGCCAACTTCTGTTAGTTCTTTTAGGTTACTAACTTGAACCTTTAACGCTTCTACCATGTCTGAACCACGCTCTAAGTCGATAATAAGACAATTATCCAGCTTGGCTATCGCTGTTGTCTTACCCACTTTAGGCTGTCCATACACTACTAAGTTTTTAGGGCTTTTTCTAGCCGCTGCAACTTTTTCTGTAGGTAATTGAATCATCTTTCTTGAATTGTAAATGTTGATAAATTAGTTTCAAAGGGAATCATACCCAATAAACCATCACGATTTTTCTCTATATGGCATGCTAATAAGTTAATTGGATCTTCTCCACAATACTTATCTGTAATGCCATACAAATCATATGGTCTTTGTAGCATGATAACTACGTGAGCATCCTGACCAATAGAATCACCACCAAACAAATCGGTAAGTAATGGTTGATATTGATTCTTTGCTCGGAACTCTTGCTCGATGTTCCTGTTTAACTGAGATAATAGTATGGTTATTGACCCCATTTTAGATTGCATCCACATACAGGCTTTTGATACTGTATTAAGCTTTTGCAATTCTGAATCTTCTGATCCTAGAATAAGACGTGAGTGATCTAACAAGTTAACAATAGTATGGTACGGATACTTCATTGCTACTTTGTTATTAGTCTCTTTAATCTTATTCATGTTCTGTGGGATAGAACAGAAGTAAATAGGGTAATTCTCATACTTTTTAGCTGCAGTTTCAAAACGAGATAACTCTGCATCTTCTAATGGCTTATCTACGGAATAAAGTTGAGAGAACTTTAGATTTGCATCATTAGAAGCAGCACGCATAATCTGCTGATAATCTGGCATCTCAAAGGTCCAATAAAGTACTACTATAGGAGCAGACTTATTGGTATCTAAAAGATCAAATAACAATTGATTACTAAACGCTGATTTACCTACGCCAGGTCGTCCAGCAATAACATACATCTTCCCTGGTTGCAATCCTCCAAGTAATTGTTTGTTTAGTCTAGGCCATTTAGTTGGGAATACAATTCTCTTACCAGATTTTGCATTCTTAACTTCATTAATAGACTTTGCAACAGCATCTTTAATATGCCTAAACTCACTTATCTTAGAGTTTCCTTGTAATCCGTCCTTCGGATTCTGTTGTTGATTTTCCATCTTCACTTAAATCGCTATACTTTTCCCATGAATGGTTGTTGAGCCATGTTTCTAATTGTTGCATAAATGCTAAGCCGTTACCTTGTTTTCTCAATTGTAATTCTCTAGTTAGGCACTTAATAATGTGCTCATGTTTAGTAACATCAGTCCCTACAATTTTTTGATACTTAAGTTTAGCTTTGCTATTAGCTTTAGAATCTGGATCTTTAGCTCTTAAAACTCTAGTTTGACCATTAGCATAAACTTTGAGAGGGTATGTGGAGAGGAGTCCGTGCCACATTCTATCAAAAGAACTTGCAATATACTGCAAGAATCCTTCTCTTAAATGTATCTCATCCTCCTCTCCTAGTTTGACATACCCTGCTTCTTGTAATTTGGTTAGGTCAACAATTAACTTTAAATTTTCTAAGCTTTCTTTGCGATAAGTCAAGATCAGAAAAACATATTCATCTGCAGTTATTCCTAATTGCTTCAGAAGATCAGTATTAATTTCAATCATACTAAATTTTGTTATACTGATTCTTGATTCTCAATACAAATATAAGAAGAAAGTTTATCAATCCAAACAATATTGTTAAAACTTTGTATACTACTTTTCAACCATTTCTCTTCTTGAGAGTTAGGTACGTATAATATAATAACTTTTCCAATTTTGTCTGGGCTTAATCGTAACAATCGTCCCACTCTTTGTATCATTGACAGACTCTTTGAATCCAATCCACAGATAATTCCTATCTCTGCATCAGATACATCAAATCCTTGATTAAGTGCTTTAGTAGAACATAATACATTTGCTTTACCAGTTTTAAAGTCATTTAAAGCTTGTTTACGAGCTTTTGTCCCTAATTTGGAGTGATATACTCTAACGATATCTCCATGCGATTTTTGGACTTCTGCGTAAATACCATCAGTAAACTCATTATTACCTGCAAAGGTTAAGATTTTCTTATCTTTATGATATCCTACTAATTGACTTGCATATAAAATTTTGTTATATGCCTTTTGAACTACATCTTTTCTATCACGAATAGCTTTATAAAACATCAATGCACTTGTGTACTCCTCAGGAGAGTACCCTTTTGGGTTCTTAAGTATCGCATTTGCTTCATTAAAAGCATCGAACTGACCCAACTTGTATTTATAGAATACAAATGTTTGATTTGCTTTATTATACTCTTTCTTTTCTTCATCAGTTAGTTCAACTGGTATACAATAAATTTCATAAGGGCTAATTAAACCCATTTTAACACATTGATCCATAGTAATCTGATATACAACAGGGGCTAGCTTTTGTAATCTAACTAAATATAATGGATCTTCTGGAGGCGTTGCTGTTAAACAAAGCAGCTTATTATAAGTATTATTAGTAAAAGCTTGAATGTAAACATCTGACAACCCTAGATGTACTTCATCTGCTACTATAATCTCATAATGCTTGTTTTCATACTTACAAGCTGATTGATAACACACTATCTCAACATCATCTAAGATATCTTGATAACCCCATTTCTCAAATTCTAATTTAAATTGATCTTGTAATTGTGTAGTTGGGACTAAAACTAAAGCTTTACCTCCCCATTTTCTAAGGATTTCTCCAGCTCCTAATACTCCAACTCTACTCTTTCCAAAACCAGTACCTGCAAATACAGACCCGATAAAGTTATTTGACTGCCATGCTCGCAGTGCTTTCCTCTGTTCTGTATTCTTTAATTCTAAGCTTTGCTGTAATGTCAGTTTCATCTTTTTTAACTATTAATTTAATTGCACTAGTAACATCATTAATTATTATTTTATTAATAAATAATCCTTGAAATATTTCATCAATTTTACCTAAATCAGTAGAAGATTCTTTCTCATCTCCTACTCCCCAAATAGCAGGAGCATAAAGACATGGTCCTCCAAAGATATCAATCATAAGTACTTTACCATCATTATCTTTAGCAACATACATATCTTGAGTAATATTGTATTCAAAATTACCAATTAACATAATACTTTGTTCAGTTTTATTATAGGTCATAAT